AAGTCGATCTGATAGAGGCCGTCTAATGCCTAGAACAGTCAACGCAACAATGCTGGCTGCGCTGGCCAACGATGGCTTTACTATGGCGCATCTCATCTATTTGGGGATTAGCTCAGGGTTACGGGTGACAAGCCATGCCTCTGATATATCCTGGGATGGGCAAACATGGGATGCCTCGCCATATCTGCTAGAGGTGGGCACGCCTTCAGAGTCCAGGGATTTGCGAGTTAATCAGCTTGGCATTCAGTTCTCTGGCGTTGGCCAGGCGTACCAAAGCATTTTTCTGCAAAACGATTGGATGAATAAGCCTGCAACAGTGTGGCTGGTTGTGCTCGATTCGAATGGCGCAATCACTGGCGCACCGCTAGTGGTCTTTAATGGGCAAATTACTAACTGGCAATTCACCGAGTCCAGAAAAAACTCCAAGGTTATTGTGTCGATTTCATCTCATTGGGCTGATTTCCAAAAGACCCAGGGCAGGCTGACTAACCTAAACTCGCAGCAGTTTTACTTTTCTAGTGATCTGGGGTTTGAGTACGCAGCGCACACTGTCCGTGATATCAAATGGGGCCGTAAGTAATGGGCTTATTTTCTAAGCTATTCAAGGGCATACAGAACCTGCTTGGCGAGGTTATCGGGTTCCTAACCGGCGTAGACTTCGATGATTTTGATGATGCTGCTGGCGTATTAGTCAACAAAAGCTCAAATATCGCCAACATCCCAGTTATCTACGGCAGAAGGAAGGTAGGAGGAACCAGGGTATTTCTCTCTACCGGCGGCAATGACAATGAATATCTCTATATGGCGCTGGTTCTGTGCGAAGGCCGAGTGTCATCTATTGGGGACGTTTATATCAATGATGTCCTGTCTACTGATTCAAAATACAGCGGTCTGGTAACGATAGATAAATATACGGGGCGCGATGACCAGAGCCATAGCACGCTACTGGCAGGTGCAAATGATACCTGGGGAGCAAATCATAAGCTCAGTGGCGTTGCGTATTTAGCGATACGCCTAAAATACGACCAAAATGTATTTGGCAGCATTCCTGATATCCAGGCTGTAGTGAATGGCAGGCGGGTAGTAAACCCCAGGCTCACACCAAGCAGCGCAACAGACATAACCGCTGGCGAAGAATACGAAATTGCGTTTGTTGGCACCACAGACTTTACGGCAGTAGGGGCAAGATCAAATACTGTTGGCGTGCAGTTCACCGCTACAGGTTCAGCCCCAACGGGTACTGGCACGGTGCGCGGCTTTGCGTTCTATAAAAACCCTGCGCTGGCGTTGCGTGATTATTTAATTAATAACCGCTATGGCAAAGGGCTTCTAGGAGCGCAGATTAACGATACCGCATTCTCTGCGGCGGCCAATGTCTGTGACACCTTGGTAACGGAATATACAGGCTCCAGTAATCAAGTCAGGCTGCTTGAATGTAACGCGGTTATTGATACCAAGCGCAAGCTATTTGATAACGTGAAAGTGTTGCTGCAAGGTATGCGCGGCCTTATGCCTTTCCAGGATGGCCAATACTCGCTACTCATAGATGCCGCAGCTCCAGTAGGCACGCCATTCCGATTAGATGATAGCAACATAACCTCAGACATTAAGGTAACTGCCAGCGGCAAAAACAAAAAGTACAACAGAGTTAGAGCCAAGTTCATTAACCCAGAGGCCAACTGGCAAGAGGATAGTGTAGATTGGCCCCCTAATCCCGATACTGGCGATACGACATACCCCACATTCCTCGCAGCAGACAATGGTGAGGAGCTGATGCGGGAGGTCAGGCTTTCCACAATTACTAATTATTACTCAGCCAGGGATTTGGCTAGGGTTATATGTAGAGCATCCAGAGAGCATCAGCTAACCGTGGAGGTAACAGCTACCTCTGAGGCGCTAGAGATTGCAGTGGGTGATGTTGTTGAGCTTGAGCATGATTCGCTTGGCTGGACAGGGGCATCTATTCAAGAGTTTAGAGTGCTCGCCATGTCTCTCAATGATGATGGCGAAGTATCACTAACGCTGCAGGAATATACAAATGTATATACATGGCAGGAAGGATATGAGGAAGGCGTAAACAATCAGACCACCCTGCCTGATCCGTTTGATGTACAGCCCCCTACCGGCCTGAGTTTAACGCAAGGCGTTAATGTGGCAGCGGATGGATCAGAGATTCCTTACCTAGATATTGCGTTTAAGACGTCCAGGGACGCATTTGTTGTCCAGTACGTCATCAATATCATCCCGTCAGGCTTTGATAACTCAGAGGTTATTTTGACAACCTCGCAGTTCTCCCTCGCACAACTCAACGGCAGCAGTCCCGTTGCCTACTTAGTCAGCCCAGCCTTGGTGACAACTTATACGGTAACTGTCAGGGCGATTAATGATGCAGGCGTTAGATCAACACCGATCAGCGGCACCATAGCAATTACTGGGGACACCACACCGCCATCTGCGGTGACTTTAGACACCCCAACAGGCGGCGTTAAGAGCATTGGCCTATCTTGGACTAACCCAGCCAATGATGATTTTGCTTATATCAGAATACAACGCAGAGTTTCTGGCGTCGGCAGCTATGTCAGCATTCAGGATGTGTTTGGCAAGCCAAGCGCTGCGGGGGCTTATGTAGACGGCAGCCTGGCCAGCGCTACAACGTATCAATACCGCGCTTATGCTTATGATTGGTCAAATAATCAAAGCACGGTCAGTAACACGGTATCAGCAACAACTGACAGCGCACCTTTGGCAATATCCAACCTGGAGCCTAGAGAGCTGCATGGGTACGTTTATTATCAGACAGCCCAAGCAAGTGCGCCTAGCACTCCAAGCGCAAGTGATTATGATTATGGAGCTGCGGCAGGGACTAACCCGTTCACGGGCTTAACTAGCGGCTGGGGAATCAATGCACCGACACCTAGCACCAACACCGCCAATACTGGTGATCCGTTTTGGGTGGCGCGGTTTTACGTTACAGAAAGTCAGTATAACGGCACTGTTACCGTTGAATTTAGCTCGCCATTCCAGAGCACTGTATTTGATGGGCTGGTTACGTTTAGGAATCTAAACTCAGAGCTGGGAGACTCTGCTACTTCATTGGTCACGCGCATTGATGGCGGCCTGATAAAGACCGGAGTGGTAGACCTAGCTAATGATACCGGCATGGCCATACGCCAGGGAAAAAGCTCATATTCCGACAATAGCAATGGATTTTGGCTAGGAAATAACGGCACGCAAGCAGTACCAGACCCGCGTTTTTATCTTGGGGATTCTACGAATCATCTCAAATGGGATGGTAGCGATCTGGTCACAACCGGCCTGGTTGTTAAGGATACGGCTGGCGAGATATTGCTAGATGCCGGTGGCGCTGGCATAGGCCAGGAGGGCGGCAGTATTCTCCGCAATGGTGCTTTGAAAGACGCAAGCGCCAGTTTTATATATCTAACTAATACTGCAAACACCAAAATTATTGACGGCTGGGAAACTGCAGATAGCTCTAGCGGGACAGCAAATACCTCTTATTGGGGCACCCAGGGCGTTTTCCAGCTTGCAAGCAATCACACAGTCAGAACAATCAAGGGCGTGCCGGTAGAGTTTGCAGAAACGCTCTATTTGGCCGTCAATAACTTTACGCCATCAGGAAGCACTAGAGCGTGGTCTATACAGGTGCAGTTTTTTGATTCTAGCGGCACCTTCGTGGATCAGGTAGACACTCCATACAACAGCTCTAATTGGGGCAATGCTCCGCAGGCTGGCTCTAGGCAGATTAGTCAAGCGGTTATAACAGTCCCTAATGATTCAACTATTAGAACCGCTAGAATTAGGATAAAAGGCGGCACAGGCTCTAGTTATGTCAATATCTGGAATGTTTACCTTGGCAGGTCGCCTAGCCAAATAACACCAGAAACCGTCAGCACCTACATAGCAAATGCGTCTATAGATACCGCGCAGATTGCTGATCTGTCGGTAGAAACACTCAAGATAGATGACAATGCAGTAACGCTTGCGGATTTTACGACCACCTTTCCCGTTGGGACAGGCAGCAGCAAAACGACAGCAGAGCGCGAAACAGGTCTGTTGCCAGCAGGGTCAGCAGTTATCTTTTTAGTTAATGCAATCGTGAATGACGCCAATAGCAACCCAAGCACTTACGATTTATACATAGAAATATATCAACGGACATCAACGGGAAGCTACAGCCTAAAAGCATCTAGCACTATATGGCTTTATTCTTATGGGTTGGATGCAAGGATGATTAAAGAGCAGATTCCAACGGCGGCTCAAGACGCAAATTATGCAAATGGCGGCTATTTAAAATGCGCGGTTAAGTTGCGGGTTCATAATTCAACAACCTTAGTGAATGGTGGGGCGATAGAAATTGCATATCTTGGAGCCAAACGATAATGCTTTATTACTTTCTGCACGATGACAAAGGCGAGGTTTTAGTAAAAGAATCGCACACTTTAGCTCCGACAGAGGGCATGGAAGTATACGCGGCAGCAAAGGTGGAAGGCTCAGAGGCAGATTTCTACAGGGCGCAGTCTGATTTCTGTTATGTGGATATTGAGGCAGGGACTGTTGTTTTCCCAGAGCCAGCGCCATCTGAAACTCATTATTTTGATTATGAGGCAAAGCAATGGGCCGCTGATTTAGCAGATTTGCAGGCTGCCAAGTGGGAAGAG